CTAAATTACTAATAATATAGTACTAGTTAGTAATAATAACTACTAAATTACTACTAATTTAAAACTTTTCTAAAAATATTAAAATTATTGTTGACAATTCCAAAAATATTATATATAATGTTGTTGTCAATAAAGAAAGCGAGGAAAATTATGACACAAAACCAACTAAAAATACTACAAAATTGTATGAAAGAGTTAGAAAACATTACACAAGAAGATCAAGGAATTTATTACAGTGATTTATTAAGCGTTTTAGTTACAAACGCCGAAAAGATTAGCTATATTAAATTTACTAAAAAAGTTGAACAAGCTATAAGAGTATATATAATTAGTATTATAGCTAATAGCGATATTGATTATCGTATTAAAAACGAGTTGCTTGTAGCATTCTTAAAATTCTAAAATTATTAAATAGGTTAGAGGATTTATAAAAATTTAAAACTTTTCTAAAAATATTAAAATTATTGTTGACAATTCCAAAAAATATTATATATAATGTTGTTGTCAATAAAGAAAGCGAGGAAATTTATGACAATAAAATGCGTCGATTTTTGGTTAATTCGTGACAAAATAGATAAACCGCCTAAATTATATTTAGATGTTGTCGGCGATTATTATTTAGAACACGTCACAACCGCATATTACTTTGAAAATGATATAGCTTATTATTATGATAGGCATATGATTAAATGGCATTTAGTAGATTTAAGACTACATCGCATTATATTAACTGCAAAAAATAAGGAAGCAGTTTTACAACTAGCGCACGCAACGCGCACAAGAATAAAAGAATATAGAAAACAAAACGAATATATTTACATGTGGCAAGAGTCACAAGAGATTTTAAGGGGGTTACAATAGCATGAAATATAATACATTAATTAAAGACATTAAAAAACGGAAGCTATGGGATACAATAATATACATAGAAAACGCCGACAATCACGCTAGTATATTTTATTATCGACAAGACTTTGAAGATTATATTAAAGCACTTTACCAAAACCAAGAAAGATTAGTAGATTTTACACTAACTTATATTAGAGAAAGAAAAGAGCTACATATTTGGAGTAGAACGCAAAATATATATCAAAGGATTGAAGAAAATTTATGATAGAAAAAGAATTAAAAGATATAAAAGAAAAATTAGAATACTTAGAAATAATGAACGACTCAAAAGCGTATAGAATGAAAAAATATGAATTTTTAATACTACAACTAAACGAACTTTTAATTAGTACCACCGATATGAGCCAAAGAGATATTTTAGAGGCATTAATTGGCGATAGTACATATACATTAAAAGAAATATTAGACCAACTAGATTTAAATCTAGACGATTATACAATCGCTTCTCATTCAAATTAACATATATTAAAAGAGAAAGAAAGGAGGTTAATTTTATGAGATTAAAACTTACTATGAAAATCAACACAAAGGAGGTAACTTACGAAGATGGTAACAAAAAGAAAACTTTTAAAAGCTATTATACTTATTTAAGAGTACCATTTGAAGCACCAAAGGACCAAGAAGTACCAATTAATTTACACTTTAGGCAAGATTGCGAAAACGCTTATGGGCGCGATTTAAACGGTGTTGTTACAGCTATTGCCGATGTACCTTGGTATCTTGTAGTTAAAGATGGTAAAAATGAAGATTATACTAAACAAGCTAAAATGATATTAGACGAAATATATAACAAAAAAAGATTTTGTAACATTTGGCTTCATAAAATCTTAGACTATAAACCATTTGAAAAGGAAGAAGAAAACGACGACGAATTATTAGAATTTGACCTGACAAAAAAAACTAACAATTTACCATTCTTAGAGATAATAAAATGACAAAAGATATTGATATAACTGAATTTTTGACTCATTTTGTAGTCAATTACAAAAAAGACACAAAATATATGGTTTATTTACTAGTATATGGAGGTGGCAAACTATATATTAATAACGATTTAACATTTACATATGAAAATCCTAATAAACTGAGTTTAATCGGTGTGATTAACATATTTGAAGAAATAATTGAATGCGATTGTGAGAATTTATTAGACATTCTTTACATAAAGGAGGTAAATAATGAAAAAGCTTAGTACTGAAACTTTGCAAAAATTTTTAGATACTATTCATCTTGAACAATATAAAAGATATTATATGAGATTTATTCCTCTAAACTTTTATTTAATAATATCTAATGAATATATAAATGGTTATAGTGACCATAGAATAATAACAAATGAATTACCAACGCCGTTATATTATTGGGAAGTATTATATATACTTAATATAATTATAAAATACGGCAGGACAGATTATTTAAATCTTGTAGAAATAGGAGAATTTTAAATATGCCAAAGAGACTTAAATTAAATCTATCTTACAATGATTTAAATAAAATGTCTCTTACTGATTTAAAAACCTATGCTATAAAACTTAACAATGTTGCAAACTTGAGAGTAAGAAAGCTTAGACAATTTGCTCCTTACTCTCCAGCGTTGTTATCATATGAAAAAAGCGAATTAGGAACTTTTAGAATTGGTAAAGAGGCGGATATTAATAGTTTGCGTAGAAGTGTCGCAAGAGCTAAACACTTTTTAGACATGGAGACTAGCACCGTTCAAGGGGCTCAAGATGTTACAACTAGAACTCTTAAGGCATTAGGTTTTGATTTTAAAAAAGGAGTTAAGGAGCCAAAGCCTAGAGGGCGTCCAAAAGGTTCAAAGACGAATAAAGAGAGAGTACAAAAGAAAAAAGAGAATAAAGATAAACCAAGACGTCGAGGACGTCCAAAAGGTTCTAAAAATAAAAAAACCTTAGCTAAAGAGTATAGAGATTGGTTATACTCACATAGAATTTTATTAAAGAATTTTTTTACAGTGTATAATCATTGGAAAGAGATACAAACAGTATTCCCAGGAGAGCCACCTAGCCAAGTTTTAAGACAAGCTATAGAGGTTTATTCTAAGATAATAAATCGCAATGTTGATTTAAAATATATGTCTCTTCAGGAATATATGATAAAAGAACTAAATAGGCTTACGGGCGAGTTCCAACAAGCTATTTATGATAAATACAAAGAATACAATTAGAGTAATAATATGATACAATGCAATACGATTAAGGAGTGTTTAGCCAATGTAAAAAGCTTTAAAGTTTACAAAAAACAATATAGAAATAAATACTTTAATAATCGTATTTGCTTCGACATTGAGGTATCTAGTTTCTATGTTGAGGGTATAGAAAAAGAACCTACTAAAAGAGCATGTTGTTACGCATATATTTTGGGTATTGATGGTAACTATAAAATAGGTAGGAGCCTAGTTGAATTTGTAAAAGATATTAATTATCTTGAGTATGTTTTACATAAAAAAGACCCCGAAGCACATATAGTAGTTTGGGTACATAACTTAGCCTATGAGTTTCAATTTATAAGAAAGTATTTTGAAATTAAAGAAATTTTGGCTAACGATGAGAGAAAAATTATATACGCAGTTACTCAAAATAATATTGAATTTAGATGTAGCTATATGCTTAGTGGCTATTCACTTAAAAAAGTTGGTGAAAATTTGCGACATCATAATGCTAAAAAGATGGTAGGTGATTTAGACTATTCCTTATTAAGAGGTTCAACAACTCCACTAACTGAGAAAGAATTAGGATATATTAGAGAAGACTACGAGGTATTAGACGCTTACATCGAAGAAGAGTTAGAAACTTATTTATATATCTCTAGATTACCATATACAAAAACGGGCAAAGTAAGAAAGTTTTGTCGTAAAGTTTGTAATGAAAAAGGCAACTACAAAAAAAGATATATTAAAAATTTAGTTATTAATGACGCTCAAGAGTATATGTTAATGCGCCGTGCTTTTATGGGTGGTTTTACTCATGCAAACTCATTAGCAGTTAACAACTTAATTAGAGATATAACATCTATTGACTTTACTAGCTCTTATCCTGCCGTTATGGTGAGTGAGATGTTCCCCATGAGTCGAGGTCAAATAATAGAGATTAAATCTTTAGACCAAATAAAAGAATTATCCAAAAGAAACTGTCTTATATTTGATATAGAGTTTTGGGATTTAGAAAGTACTTTTATTTATGAGTCTTATTTGTCTAGTTCACATGGTATAACTGAGGGAGCTACTACAATTAACAATGGTAGAATAGTTAGGACTAAATATTTAAAAACTACAATAACTAACATAGATTTAGATATAATAGAGAAAGTTTATAAATGGACTAAATGCAAAATAGGTTTGTGTTACATTTATAAGAAATGGTACCTCCCTACTCCATTTGTAAAAAGTATACTTATGTTATATAAGGATAAAACAACTTTAAAAGGTATTGACGACAAGATAGCCGAATACATGAACTCAAAAGAAATGTTAAACTCTTGTTATGGTATGACTGTTACCGACATTATTAAACCCGAGGTGGAATATGATGACGAGGAGGGGTGGCATACCGAAGAAATGACACTCGATAAACGAGGAGATTTAGTAGAAAAGTATAACAATCAACGTTCAAGGTTTTTATTCTATCCTTGGGGCGTATTTATCACGGCGTATGCTAGGCGAAACTTGTGGTCAGGTATTTTAGAATTTGGAGAAGATTACTGCTATAGCGATACCGACTCAATTAAAGGAATTAATTATGAAAAACACAAGAATTATGTTGAAAAATACAACGATATATGTTATCATAAATTAGAGGCAGCAATGAGTTATCATAAACTTGATATATCATTGTGCGCTCCGACAACTATAAAAGGAGAAAAGAAAATCATAGGCGTTTGGGATTATGACGGTCATTACGATATGTTCAAAACTTTAGGAGCTAAACGCTATATGGTATATAACAACAAAGGATTATCATTAACTATATCAGGAGTTAATAAAACTAAAGCAGTTCCTTATTTACTCAAAAAGTATAAAAACAATATACAACAAATATTTGATAGTTTTAGTGATGGATTTGAGATACCATCACCACATGCAGGCAAGCAGATTCTTACATATATTGACTATGAAACGAGCGGAGAGTTTATGGACTATTTAGGCAATAAACAAACTTATCATGAGTTAAGCTCAGTACATATGGAAGAGGGAGGCTATACATTGACAATGAGTGACGAGTACTTAAAATTCTTAGCAGAGGGAGTAAAGATAGATTATGTATAAATTTTACAAATTACAAACTATATTAGATAAAAAGTTTACTTTTATAAGAATGCCTAGAGGCTATGGGTATAGAGAATGGCTAAAGAAAAAGAAGAACATTATAGATTAGATAAAATACTAGCACATAAAGCACAATATTATATGATTATCGGTGAGCGTTCTAATGGCAAGACTTATGCTATCTTAGAACACTGCTTAAAGGAATATGTTAAAAGTGGATACAAGAACGAATTTTGTATCTTGAGACGTTGGCAAGACGACTTTAAACCTAAAAACTCTATGCAAATGTTCGCGGGTCATATTCAAAATGGTGTAATAACTAGACTCACAAAGGGAGAATTTAACTCGGTTTCTTACATGGGTGGACGTTGGTATCTAGCATTTGTTGACGAGCACGGAGCTACAACAAAGAAAATGCAAACACCTTTTTGCTATGGTTTTGCTCTTAATGACCAAGAGCACATTAAATCAATCTCATTCCCTAATATTAAAAATATTTTCTTTGACGAGTTCTTATCTAGTAATTACTATTTACCTGATGAATTCGTCATATTCATGAACGTATTATCAACTATTATTCGTTTGCGTAACGATGTTACTATTTTTATGGCAGGTAATACAATCAATCCATATGCTCCATACTTTAATGAAATGGGTTTAAAACATGTTAAGAACATGAAAAAAGGTGAGATTGAAGTATATACCTATGGAGATAGTGGACTTAAAGTAGCAGTTGAATTCTCGGACTACTACGGTAAAAAGAAGAGTAACATTTATTTTGCTTTTGACAATCCTAAACTAACTATGATTACAGGTGTAGGGGGTACTTGGGAGATAGCCATCTACCCTCACTTACCTTGTAAATATAAGCCAAAAGAAATATTATTTACTTATTTTATTGTATTCGACAATGAAATATTCCAATGTGAAATCGTTTCAACAAACGATATGACGTTCACATACATACACCGTAAAACGGGAGAGTTGAAAGACAAGGGGGACTTAATATTCGACCTTGTACCAAACGGGAAGCCTAACTATGTTACTAACATCTATAGTTCGGGTAGTCCTGTAGTAAATGTGATTTTATCCTTTTTCAAACAGAGTAAGGTTTTTTATCAAGACAACACGGTAGGAGAGTCTATAAGAAACTATTTACAAGTATGTATGAAAGGTTAAAATAGAAAGGAGGTATATCAAAATAAATACCACTTTAGAAAATGTTGTAGATATCTCCTTGATAGTCTTAACAGGAGCTGTGGGACTACAACAAATCGAGTCTATTATAGGAATTATTAGTGTGTCTTTATCAGTGTTATGGATATTATTCAAGTTTGCCTTTAAAGTATATCAAGCTTTTAAGAATAAAGACTATAGCAACTTAGAGAATGACATTAATAAGACTAAAGAAGACCTCGACGAGATTAAAAAAGACTTAGAAAGCAAGAGAGAAAATGGCGGACAAGGTACCGAATAGGCAAGATTGGAGTTATGAAAAATTATTAGGTAGTAATAGAAACCCATTGAAAGACAAAGAGCGCTTAGTATGGCAACACAAAAGTTACATGTTATCACGTCTTAATCAGTTATTTGAATGGGACGGATTACCTGATACAATACCACAAAAAGAGTTTGAATGGATATTATTAATGCAAGGTAAAGCAACTATTGCCAACGTACCTAATAAAGGTTTATATGCTTTTCAATCCAACTTAGGAGGTATCTTAAGCCCTTACTACTTACCTACTCAATCAATCGTAGTCAATCCTTACTTACCATTTAACAAGGTACTTGAGGTTGATAAAGATTGTGTTGTAATTCGTAACACTTCAACATTTACTCCTATTAATGATATGTTAAATTTATACGCTAACATGCTAGCCGAGATTGATATATCTTTAAGAATTGCTACTGTTAATAGTCGTATTAGTTCTCTTATATCAGTAGGAGACGAAGCGACCAAAGATAGTGCTACTAAGTTCTTAGAAGATATAGAAAAAGGACAACTAGGAGTTATAGCTACTAACAAATTCATGGAGAGTCTTAAGGGAGGTCTTAATACAATTCAATACGCAGGTACTATTAGTAATATTAAAGACCTCATAGAATTAAGGCAGTACATCTTAGCTACATGGTTTAACCAACTTGGCTTAAACGCTAACTACAATATGAAACGTGAAGCTATCAACGAGAGCGAGGCTGATTTAAACGAAGAGGCTTTAATGCCATTGATAGACGATATGTTGCAATGTAGACAAGAGGGAGCCGATAAAGTTAATGCTATGTTTGGTACTAATCTTAGTGTTAAACTCAACTCTTCATGGAAGCTCCAAAGAGAAGAGATAGAAACATCTATGGAACTCGCCGAGAAAGAATTGAATACTGAAGAAAACGAAGAAACACAAGAAGGGGAAGAAAGTAAGGAAGAACCAACCGAAGACAAGGAGAAAGAAAATGATAACGATTAAAGATTATTTTGAACCATTAATGATGGACGATACCGAGGAAGTAACAGGAATATTTAGTGCGCTTGAAAGTGTAGTAAAAATTCTAATTACACCTGACGAAATTTTAACAAAAATCTTTGATGGTAAAGGTAGTGTACTTGATATGGACTATGTCTATACACACGCATACTCTAAATGGTGTGCTTTTATACTAGAGAGATTAACTGAGATAGTCAAAATTCAACAGCCATCTATTAGTGACAGTAGAGCAAAAGTACTTACATTAGGAACACAAATCGCACCGTTATTGTTAATTCGTTTCTCCGAGATTTGGAAGAAAAAGTATGTAGCTATTACCGCCGATTACACTCCAACAAACGACTACAAAGAGAATGAGAAAGTTGATTACACTTCCCACGGTGTTGATACTCCTCAAACTACTACTACATCTAAAACGAGTACTGATACTACTCAGTCAACTAGTGTAACCCAAAATGCTAATACATATGCTTTTGATAGTATAAGTGAGACTCCTACCGCTCTCAACACAGGTGACCAAAGTGTCAATAGTACAGGTGCTCCCGATAAAAACTATACTGAGACTACCACAGGTGGAACCAATACAAGTGATGTCAACAGCACTAACACAATCACTAGAGAAGGTAAACACGGCTCAACCGACTATAGTGTATTAATTGAAAATGAGCTTAAACTACGTGAATACGATTTTTATCAAGAGATGTTCAAAGATATTGATAGTATATTAACGTTATCAATTTATTAGAAAGGAGGACACAAAATTGTACGTAGGAGGATATTTATTAATTAGCCTACCTTTTGAAGCTAAGGCAGGTACACATACAGTAAAAGGTATTTATAAAAAGTTAAAAAGTAACTTATACAAAGCAACTAGAATTAACGGTTTATATAACGCTAATGGTCAAATTAGTGATTTTTATGTAACGTTTATGTTAACTAGCGGTAACTACGTTGCTAATATTGAAAGAACAGTCGGAATTAATACAATTACTATTAAGAGCACTGACGAAGTGGTATTTGCATAATGGGTGGAATAATTGAGATTACTATACCTTACGAGTTGTGGGATAATACTAGCACTGACCTGATACAATTACCAAAAGGTACATATAAGGCTTTAATTGAAAACCCTAGCAAAGTTTTATATATTCATGTTATAGGAACTACTAGAGAAGATATTTTAAACACTTTACAAGCAATTAGAGTAATAAATAGTGAAAGTGACGGAACTTATATATTTATTGAATTTAAAAATATTGCCAACGAGTTTTTAATTAGTCCTGACGATACTATAAATTTTCATAAAGCTTCTAGCGGTGAAACGTGGGTGTTGAATGAGACACTATCGGACTTAACAATCGATTATACAACAGCTGATAAAAGTTATCCATACATTTCAAACGGTACTAGATTTATTTATATTAATAGAAGTTATAGTACTGCATTTGGAGGTATTGATTTATTAACCTATTGGAGAGATGTAAGTTCTACAAATACAATAGATGTTTACGATAGTGGTACTTGGAATAATGAAGCATATCGCACTATTACGTTTGAAGAGGCAGTAACGGACTCCGAGTTACTAGCTTGGCTAGAAGCTAACGGAGTTAAACAAGCATAAATTTGAAAGGAGGAATATATATTTTAAATGACAGTAAAACAAATTTATGAATTAGTAAATGCAAGTACAAAACAAGTATTAGGAGAAACTGCTATCCTTACTGAGGATTTATCCAATGTCGTTGATATTGGTACTGAAATCTTCAACGCTAACGCAGTAGATAACTATGTCAAGACATTAGTTGACCGAATCGGTAAAGTTATCTTTGTTAATAGACCTTATAGTGGTTCTATACCATCAGTTTTAATGGACTCATGGGAGTATGGCTCGGTCACTGAAAAAATACAAATGGATTTGCCTGAAGCCGAAGTAAATGAGTCTTGGGAGTTAGAAGATAGAGCTACATATGAGCAAAACTACTTCTATCAACCAAAAATATCCGTTAAGTTCTTTAATAAGATGGTAACTTTTGAAGTTCCAATGTCAATCACTGAAAGACAGGTTCAAGAAAGCTTTACCTCAGCTCAAGCTTTAGGAAGCTTTGTGGGCATGATTTGGACAATGATTGAAAACTCCATGACCGTTAAACTTGATAGTTTAATATTAATGACTATCAATAATATGATTAGCTTAACCGACCAAGTTAACGGTGGCGGAGAAGCTCAACACGTCCACTTATTAACTGAATATAAAGCTCTCCATTCTGACTTTACAAAAACAGGTGAAGCTGCAATGACTGATTTAAGTTTCTTAAAATATGCCGCTTTTAGAATTAAATTAGTAGCGGGTCGAATGACACAATATTCGGATGTGTTTAACGCTGAAAAGAAATCAAGACACACACCTAAGGATTTAATGCACATTGTATTATTATCCGACTTTAAAAATGCAGCGGATGTATATTTACAATCCGATACATTCCATAACGAACTATCAGCTTTACCAAATAGTGAAACCGTACAGTATTGGCAAGGTTCGGGTAATGGTAGTGACGCATTTACTTTTGCTAACACATCTAAGATTAATATCAAAGACGCCAAGGGTAATACCTATACTAAATCTAATATCATTGGTGTTATCTTCGATAGAGATGCTTTGGGTGTTACTAAGAAAAATACACGTATTCGCTCACACGTTGTTGATAAAGCTGAGTTCTACAACTATTGGTATAAAGCTGATGTTGGCTACTTCAACGATTTAAGTGAAAACTTTGTTTGCTTCTTAATTGATTAGTTGAATTAGGGGGTATAGAAATATACCTCCTTTTCTTTAAATAGAAAGGAGAAAATATGAAATTAAAAGAAGTCTTAAAATTAATTAACAATGAATTTATTAATTATACTATATACCGTGATAACAAAGTTGTTGCTCACTTTTCTACAAGATGCAAAAAAGAAGTAGAAGAGATAACAAGACGATACGGACACTACAACGTTACAAATATTGGTTCTTTCATGACTTGTGACTATGAATGTGTTGTGACATTAACACTAGAGGAAGTATTGTTATGAAGATAACTTTATACCAAAATATTAGTGAACGTAACCAAATGGACAAGACTTTAACTAAAGTTAAAGATATTGACGGCAAGTTTAAACAATCCACTAATATTATGAGTCCTGTATTAGTATTGAGATATGCAACACTTCCCGATTTTAATTATGTGTATATCAAAGAATTAGCAAGATATTATTTTGTTGATAGTATTACAAGTATAAATGAGGGGTTATGGCAAATTAATTGTAGTGAAGATGTACTAGAGACTTACAAAACAGGTATTAAAAAACTTAACGCTTATGTTTTAAGAAATGAACATAGATACAATAAGAAATTAATCGATAAACAAATGGTTCCTAATTGTAATAAAGATTATTTTTTGATAAATAAAGTGACCGACCTAGGCTTATTTAAAAATAGTAGCTTTGTTACTGAAACCACAGCTGTGGGAGGAATTCAAAGTCAACCTAATATATCAAGTGAAACTGACGCCTTTTGTTATACTATATCATTTGGTAATAAATACCCCGGCGGTGTAGATGTTGAATTCAATGAACAATGGAGCGATAATAAAATTATAGGTGATAAACTAATGGAACCTATTGATTATGTTGAAAGTTTCAATGGTAAATATCCTGATAGTTTCAGTGGTATGTATACTTATAACTCTTTTAATCGTACTTATGCAATCAACAATAACAACTTACAAGCTATCGGGTCTTTATTCGATAGTAAAATTAGCGTTCCACAAAATGAAAGTAGATTGTATAATGATATTATGAGTATGGTTAATTCTCTTAGGGTTTATCCTTTCTCTATACCTAGATATTATGAATTATCAGGAGTAAACACAGCTAATTTGCCTCGTGGCAATTATGAAGATAATGATAATGACTTTACAAAAGGTCCTTATAACCAAAACATAAATGTTGTTGTATTAGGAGACCAAATGATAGAGAATAAGATAACACCTGAATATCAGTATCCGGGAAGAGAAGGTGCTAAATATCTATCAGGGTGGCTTATCCCCCCACAAACCGTAAGTTGTACAATAGGTCAATTGAATTTAAGAGATATTTACGATACAGGTATTAATGATGATTACGACTATTTAAGTTATGACCCTTATTTAAAACTACATTTATATGTGCCTTACTTTGGATTTATCGACCTAGAAACTAACGCTGTTATGGGGAATTTGATAGATTTAATATTATCAGTTGATTTTAGTACAGGTGGAGCAACATTATTTATATGCAAAAACTTTTTAGATATATACTCAGGTAACAAGGAAAAAATAGTAATTGATATTAGAAGTACTACTTTAGGACAGGATTTACCTATTGGAAGTAGTAATATAAATGAGCTTAAGAGACAACAAGACTTTGCTGCACTTAACACAGTTGTTGGAGGAGTAACCTCAGCTATAAAGATTGGGGCTTCATTTGCTATAAATCCTCTTGCAGGAGTATTTGCATTAGGCACAGGATTAGCACAATTGGGTAGTAATTCAGTCAATCAAGAAAGAGTTAACACTGCTCCCGTTAGTACTACAATCAAAGGCAATACAAGTGGTACAGGTCTTTCAGCATTAGTGAGCCCTAAATCAATCTACCTAGTAGCGGAGAAAATAGTACTAGAGACTACAACTGACGACTACGAGAGCTTTAAGGGTATGCCCTTAGAGAAAAATGTAGTATTGAACAATTTACACGGTTATACATTAGTTGGGGAAGTTCAAGTACAAGGCAATGAATTTGCCAAAGC